GGCATTTCCTTCTTTACAATATCCATGAACGAAGATAGATCATCTAAGTCAACCTTCGTTTTAACTGCGTTGTATGCCTTTTTAACTAGAGAGATTTCACCATTAGTCAACCATTGGTTCTCAATGTATTCAGTTCTCAATTCTTTTCGTTGGTCGATATAGGGCTGGATTGCACCATCTATTGCTCGATAAGATTTGATTAAGTTTGTTACATGCTTTTTCTTTTCTTCAGTTATTGCTATCGTTGCCATTTATTTCTCCTTAAATGTATTTTACTTCACATGCGCCGCCAGCACAAGCTACTTCTCCAGACAAATTAGTATTATCATCAGTTTCTATAATCTTAGTTAAATCAATATCTTCCAAGGAGTCCATCATTCTTTTATAAGTTAATTCATCACAGTCTTCAAACGGTGCCTGTTTATATGTTCCGCCTTTATATGGAAGCACGCTTAAGCCGTTATAATGCTTGCGGTTTTCCCACATCCATTCGCCCACTTCGTCCCACTCGTCTTCTTTAATAGAAATAGTTGCAGAAATATTGTGAGTGTTGTTTCCCCTCTTGTGTCCATTACGAATCCAGTTTTGAGAAAACCATTTCACTCGTTCAAGCAAGTCCATAGCCGTTTCATGACGCAATACTGCATCTTTGGGTGCCTTTTGAGGCACAGAAATAACTGCCGTATCATGTGGGCGAAAGAATTCGTCTTCGACTAGTTCTGGGTGATTAATAGAAAGATAGTGATAAATATCTTCATTTTTTCCCACTCTTACACGTCGAATATAATAATCGTTATGCCATGCATGAATGCCGCTAGAACATCCAAGGACCAATGAGGATGTTCCACTAGGTTTAATGGTTGTTACACGCGCCGCTGCATTAATCCCCAGCAACATCGCTGCGCGAGCGTTTTCTTCTTTCGCAATCTTTGCTGCGACTTTCATATCCATTGTTTGAACAAAGCCAGAAGCAATACCCGTCAGTCCAATGCCCAGTAACGCTTCTTTTTCAGTGGTGCGTTGCCACACACCCCTTAGATAATGAAAATCTGTATAAGTTGCTTGAAGCGTGCCAATTAATGCAGCTGCACGAACACGATCATTCAAATCTTCTTGAGATTCAACATTAGAAACGTTTACTTCACAAAGATTACAAAATTGAAATGGTCTAAGTCCGATCTCACAACAAGGGTTTGTTCCCCAATCTTTATCATGTGTAAAATAAATTCCTGGTTCTCCTGACTTTGAGTGTTGAATACGCTCCCACAATTCCATAAAGAATTCTTTTTCTGCCCTATGTCTTACTAAAACTGCACTATTGTTTGCTCGCGCTCGATGTGGGTTTTTCTCCCACCATTTACCAGCCTTGCAAGAGATCATTTCTTGATCATCTGCCGAAAATAGTGAAATAAGCGCAGCGCGGCGAATCCCACCAGCGAGAACGGCATCAGCAATATGACAAACAATATCATGTACCTCAATAGGTTGTAATTGATCGCCATCTTCTTTCTCGTTTAAAATAGATTTTATCATACGAATACATATCTTTAAAGGCTCCGGTCCTGGGGCTTTGCCACCAGACGTAACTAGTTTCGCACCTTTCGCACGAATATCTGAAAAATCAAATTCAATATTGGATGTTCCTTCAAAATAAGAGCGCATTAAGACTTTAATTGAGTCTGCCCACCCTTCGATACTATCACCAATTAAAAAACGCCGTTTTCGATCCATGCGAGGTTTTCTAATTTCGGGCAATTTCTCTACATGATGTTTTTGAACTGAAAAACCAATTCCGGTTCCACCTAATAAAAGAAATAATATTTCATTAAAAGCTCGCCAGTCATCAACAGGCAAGTATCCACAATTATACACGCGGTTAGGACTAATTTCAATTGGCTTTCCTCCAAATTGCAAGGAACGCATCGATGGTAAAATCTTTTTATCATAAACAAATTCATATGCTTTATTAATTTCCTCTTTCATATAGGGAAATTTCTTAATATGCATTTTTTTATTTCGTGTAACTAACTCTCCCCAACTTTCTCGTCTACCTAATTTTTTATAATATTTAGCATATTTCATAAACACTGTAATATCTGATAAGATCTTACTTGATAACTCCATTACATAGTCACTCCCTTAATATATTTTTTATATTTTTCCAGCATTACTTTTTGTTTTTCTTCCGTTGAAAGTGCTGGAGTTGGTGTGTCGCTGGGATCATACCTATCCAGTATTTTAATATCAATATTTGCAGTATCCATGAAGATAGAAAATACTAATCCATCTTGACCATTCCTATTCTTGGCTATATAAATGCGCCCGCCGTTCTTTTGTTTATCTTCTACTGTTCTTGAAACTGAAAAAATAAGATCGGCAATAAAACATTTACTAAATGCTTCAGAAATTGATTGCATTGTAATAATTTCTGCTTGTAATCCTGTTCGATTGGTTTGTGATGCTGTCCAACCTACCACATTATTTTCCATCATTATCGCTCTTAATTCTTCATAAATTGATTCAAGTTCTTCACGTTTTTCTCGACGTGTTGATAAAGTGCGTAAAAGATCGGCATAATCCACAATAATCATGTCTGGGACTATACCCTGTTGTTTAAGTTTTTCTATGTGTGCTCGAATTGTATTTGTTGTTGCAGTTTTTGTGGGATATTCTTTAATAATAAGAGTTCCATCAACATCTTTCAAAAAGTCTCTAATTTCTGATTTATGATCCATCAATTCATCTAATGGAATTCCAGTAATACATGAATCATATCGGTTTGCGATCACAGTATCTCTTAATTCAAGAGTGTAGTGAACGACTGTCATGCCAGCTTTTAATGCAGTGGCTCCAAGATGAACAAGTACCATAGATTTACCCACACCAGTTGGGGCAATCACTACACCTAACTCTTTTCTTCCGCAGCCCCCGCCAGTGATCTTATCCATATTTTCCCACCCGGTTGTGATCGTATCGCGCCCAGAGAACTCAAATCTTTTTTCAAAATCTTTAATATAATCGTACCCAAAATCTGCGTCTGCGCCAGCCTTCAATGCTTCATTAATAAGCACAGAAATCTCATCAAATGAACATTTTTTAAGCAGTGAAGTGGATTTCATCATCGCTTCTCGAAGCTTTTGCTTTCTACAAAAGTCAATGGCAGTATCCTTAATATATTGAGATGATTCTAAAATATTAACATTAGATAAAACTCTAACATAATAATCACGAATCTGTTTTTGTAATGCCTCATTCACATCCTCAAGTTGAGACTTGATAATGGTCTTCATTGTTTCATGAGAAGGTTGTTCTTTATATTTTGTTTTATACTGAAAGATTTTTTCAGCAAAAGCCTGAAGATATTTAAATTCTAAGAATTCTACATTAAGAACTTCCAACATACGATCTGCGAAGACTCGATCATCGAGGATGAAAAAAACAAGTTTTTCTTGAAAAGTTTTACCGTATTTTGAGAAAGAAATTGTATCATTAGCGGACATCATTACCTCGTAAAATAGATCATATCTCAATCAAAAAGTTTTGTCAAGACATTTGTGGTGGACAGTATAATTAGTGTTTAGCTTCTTCAACAATCGATCTAAATTTCTGAAAAAGTGAGTTCCAATTGAATTCATTAATGCCATCGATGGTCATCATCTTTACTACTTCTGTTCGATTAAACGATGGCGTAAATTTTTCAATAGTAGTTTTAATATGTTGCGAACTTTTGACTGAAATGTGGGGAGAATAAAGCTGCATTAATTTATAATTTAATTCCACTTTATTTTTTTCGGATAAAATATTTTTATATAATTTAAGCCCCGTGTCATCACGTTTGCAATGATTGAACAGATCGTCAAGTGTATAAGATTTTTCTTCAGAAAGAAAGTTAAACTTCTTGGCGACGGTCTTTAAACCTGCACCTTTGATTCCTTCAAGATTATCGGATTTATCACCATCAATGGCACGAGCCAAAGAAAAATTGTTAGGATGAATATCAAATTGTTCAATGATACGTTTCTTATTTAGGAATTCATCTTTCACTGGACTGTAAATCATTGTTTTATCATCACATAGTTGATAGAAATCCTTATCCATTGATACAATAATTTTAATATCTTCCTGTAAAGAAGGCATACGACAAATGTATGCTATAACATCGTCGGCTTCTATATCGTCAATCATTAATTGAACTAATGGCATTTCATTAAGATACTCAATGGTCTTCCTCATCTGATCATAGCGATTCTGTGATTCTTCTAGTGTAGACATTCCACTATAAGCTCGATTTAATTTTAAGGGTTTGCGACCTTCTTTATATTGCTTTGCAAGTGCTTGTCTTTTCTTACTTCCACCTCCACCATCCCACACAACCACAACATTGTCTGGTTGCATATCTCTTGTCATCTTTTGTAAGGACATTAAGAAACCTTTGGTTCCACCAATGGGAGAACCATCAGCAGCCAATGAAGGATTCATTACATAATTGCGAATGAATGTGTTCATCGCATCAATGATTAATATTTTTTCTGACATTATTGATCTCTGGGAAAATTTAAAATGGCTTTATTGCCGAACAATTCGGTTGCTTTTTTATCATGCGCAATTGCTGCTTGTTCTTTATATTTATAATAACCAAGAAAATAAATCTTGTTACCATCTTTAATTTCTGCTTTCCACGAATCACCATTACGATCTTTTTCTTTAGAAACGCCAATCGCTATGTCAGGAACAGACATTCTAGTAAGAGTCCGATTACGAACATTCTCTGCCTGGGTTGATATTCTTAAATTCGTTTTTCTGTTATCTAAAGTATTCCCATTAATGTGATCAACGATTACTCCTTTTCGAGCTTTCATAATTTCTCTATGCAAACGAAGATTAGTTTTTTTACCGCTTTTCAACGATGGTTTTCTTTTTACATATAATTTACCGATGGTATTATTATTAGAATTAAAATTAACATGCCATGTGTATTTACTAGCCCATGCATAATCTTCATCATCTAAAAGAATCTCTTGTATTCCATACTTTTCGCTTTTAATTATTAGTGTTTTCACTCTTTTTTTCTTCCTTGATTTCTTCTTCTAAATCATAAAAATCTTCAGCTTTACCAGTTTTGTTTTCAAACTTTCGAATAACTTCCTCATCTATAATGTCATAGACAAGTTTGGAAAACTTTGCGTCTGATTTCATAAGCTTTGGAAACGTTGCGGTTTGAAATTTTGTTTCATACCCCTCTAGTTTAAACCATGCACCACTATTTGTCAAGTGATTAGATGATTTAATCGCAGTTAATAAAGATTCATCATTCATGATACCCACATTGTCACCAGCCCATAAGATTTTAAAATTACAAATGCGGCCTTGAGTTCCAAACTTTGATTTTTCTAATTTAGCTTTGACTTCACTGCCAATTCTATAACCATTTTCATCTTCGATAAAAGTTTTCTTACCTTTAAGTCCAGTCAGCCATATTCTTAACGAATAAGCATAAATAATTGCTTTGCCGCCAGGAGTAAACCAAGGCTGAGAAAGCATCATCATTGGATTGTTAACATTAATATTTGTTTTTAATTGATTGAGAACCAATAATGTGGATTGAGTTCTCGATAACGAAGTCATTAATTTTTGCATCCCTAAAGAAAGGACACGAGGTTTCTGAGCCATTGAAGATTGAGGGTTAAAATCTTTTTCAAGATCGGCACGACAAGGAGTCATCGCCAGTGAATCTATAATAAATAAATAACGGTTATCTGGATCATTGGACATACAAAGTTCCATCGTTTCCAATACCATTTCTATATCTTCTGGTTGAAGAATAATAATCTGGTTGTTGCCATCCATATCACAACCAAGTTTATCTAAGAATTCACTGGTCATCGTAGCTTCGGCATCGAAATATAAAACCTTAATTCCTTTTGCCTGGGCTTGGTGTGCTACTTGTCCTGCCATGTAAGACTTGCCGGAACTTTCAAGTCCTGCAATTTCTGATACACGTCCAACAGGAATACCCGCTAGTTGTCCGCGACAGATAATTGAATCAAGCCAGCGCGAACCAGTTGAAATCCAATCTTTAATATCTGCGGGGTTTTCTTGATCTCCTGAAAATGCAATTGTTCTGCCAGCTTTTTTATTGATCATTTTTAATATATCTTTTGAAGATAATTTTCCGTCACCCATATAATCTCCTTAAATAAAAAGAAGCCCTGCATCGCTTTGACACGGCACAGGGCTCCCAAAAACTTAATTCTAAGTTTTTAATTTACGCAGACAATTCTTTGATAGCATCGTCTACACTGCTTACGCCCACGTCGTCCACAAGTGGTCCATCGCTCGGGTTGAGAAATGATTCCAAAATTGCTTTAACATCAGTAGGAGACTTACGTTGAAATAGAGTAGAAATTTCAGGAACACTTTCCAGCATTTCTTTAATTGCACCTTTATTCTTCGCAAGCGCAGATGATTTACGCTTCGGCACCAGATTAGTCTGTGGAAATGCACCCTTTGTCTTTGGGAGTGTGTAAGTCAATGTAAAATCAACACCATTATCCACATCAGTAATATCACCGTAATCAGGATTGAGAACCAAGCCAAGCAATGTCTCATAAATGGTCTTACCATAGCCCCAAATTCGAACACCTGCTTCTTCGTTGTCGCGATCAATCACGGGTGAGAAAAAGCGTTGGCGAACGAAAAGAGACTTAGCCATTTTCTTGCTATCGTCAGTTCCTTCTTGCCACAACTTTGAAGCGAAATCACAAATTGGACAGTTTTCGCCAAACTGTCGTTTTGGACAAAGAACTCCGCCACGAGCGCCTTCCCCCAAATTATAATGAAAGTGATAAACCTTAAACGGATCTCCGTCTGGGGTTGGTACAATTCTAATATCTTGATCACCTTCTTGCGGTCGCCACCAAACTTGATCTTGTTTGGATTTTCCACCGCTTTCTAATTCTTGAAGCTTTGACTTCATTTTTGCCATATCTAATGCCATATTATTTTATCTCCTATTTTAAGGTGAGGCTAGCAAATCTTCCAGCCCCCCAATTCTTTTATTTTTGAATCACCGATGAGTGGTTCAGACAATAAATATAATCTTGTTCATAATTTGTTTCAAATATTCCGTAAGTAACACGCGCACCATCTTCTTTTTTATTTGAAACTGCCGTCTTAATCTTACTCATTAATTCAAAATCCAATTCAAGTTTGTCTTTATTGTATGCATAATAATACACTACATCGCTCACATTGTCAAGAGAAAAAAACATGTTATCCACATTTTTTTCTAGGTCTGACATTCCAACTGTTGTAAGTCTAGCACCCACAGGCAAGTTACAAAAAGTATCAGTTATAGACTCATTGTTTTTATAAACATTAATCATGTGGATTGTAGAAACAATCATTTCATTAATCTTATCGTTATAATTTCTTATGGAAATATTTCCCACAATTTGTGAGATTTCTTCATTAGAAACAATATACATTCTTTCAAAAACTCCAGAGCGTGCATATTCCTGAAAGACATTATAAACTAATCTTTCCAATTTAACCTGAGATTCATTTAATAATGAAAATTCAGGTTTAATATAGAGAATATTTATTTTATGTTTTTTTAAATATTCAAGTATAGAAAGTGCTGATGAAGATACTTTTCCAGAGCCCGCAACGATGAAGAGAATTTCCCCATTAACCTCCTTAAAGAATGTCTTCAGAGAGGGCACTTTTTCCTCATAATCTTCAAACTTTTGACACTGTTTTAGAGGAAAGGTAGTTGGGGTCCGCTTCAATCCAACGTCCAATTTATATGTCAAATATTGAGGAAATTGAGAGAACTTATCAACGATGTTACAGCCTGCATTTCCAAGACCAATGATAGTATCCATTATTCTTCCTTAAGATATAGTGTATTGGAAGGTGTGTGCGAACAATACTTGCTTTTGGTAACGCTTTTGTCTTCAATCACCTCTTGCAAAACAAATCGTCGATGGAATGCGCCTCGTTCTTCTTGCTTTTTCCAACGTGCGCCCGTAATATCCCAACAATGAATATTTTGAAGGGCATCAATTACCTCTTGTACGTCAGCAAGTTCTTCAACACAAGGGTTTTCAAAAAATTCTTTAGCTTCTTCTATCAACTTATCTTTAAGCCTGTTCTGATAGTCTTCTCCTGTTGCAACATAAACCTTACATTGTTTTCCTTGTGCCTCGATAATCTGAGGGATTTTATCTCTTACGAGTTTATTATATTTTTTAACTGTCATCTAAATTTTACCATATTACCAAAGCTTGTTCCAAGACTGGCATTAACTTTAAAAATACCTAAATCGGTATTTCCAAATTCCTTTATTAAATTTTCTAGAAGGTCTTTGTCGTTGCGATCAAAGTCAATCACCATACTATCATGGATCAAGCTCATTGTAAAGGACTTTCTTCCTTTCAATAATTTATTTACTGCGATGGCTCGCCTTAGAAAAGTGTCTGAAGTTGTACTTTGTATGAGTGCATTCAAGGCGTGAAACTTATCTGCTTTGACTTTGCGACCAAAAGGATTTATGATTTCTTCACCATTCCAATAATTCTGTAATGCCTTTTCTTTGTCATAATATCTTTGAACTTCTGGAATACCAAGAGATGCATTCGGTGGACCATATAACCATCCAAATATTTTACGTTTGATTTCCTCTCGACTCATTGAACAATTTAGAAGACGATTAAATATTTTTCCATGCCACTGATGTATATCTTCTTCTGGTTGAGGCTGTTTATTTAATGATAGCAGGCATCTTAGTTCTGCCGCATTAAAATCAAGCTCAATAAACCAATCATTGGTTGGTAAGATTGTGTGTCTATAATTTTTATCAAGAGTTAAAATAGGAAAAGAATCTTTCTTTGTCGTTAAGCGACCTGTAATGGTTCCAAACACATTATAAGAAATGTAAGGTCGTATACGCTGGAGCTTTTCTTTAAACTTTCTTGTTCGCAATTCATATAATTTATTATCAAGTGCTGAAGTGTCAATGTGGAGTTTGTTTTTTTCTATATTAAAGATTAAATCTGAGAGTTCCAATAAGAAATTATAATTCTCTGGTTTTTCACAGGAATTCAAGACATGATCTGTTATCTGAGATTTTACATCAAAATATTCTTTAACAAAACTTTCTGGAACAAGATCATAAAAACAATAATCATTATATTTAACCTTTGCTTCTTCAAAAGAATTAATGTATGCAAAATGTTTCTGCTTGACTTTCTCCCAATCATCCTTTAAAATGTCAGGGCAACATTGATCAAGGTTTTGTCCTTGAGCATATAAATAAGCATATTTAATATCTTGTTCTTTTAGAATTGAATTATACGACCAAGTTTTTGAAAGCTTATTATATTCTGGTTCAGATATAATCTCCTTATTTGAATAAATGCTTGCGCATTGTTGTTTGTTATCTATTATTTGAAATAACATATTTCAGATCATAGCACATTTTTTAAAGCCTGTCAATCAGTTTTATTGAAGCTGTCAAAAACAAGTTTATAGGCTGTTTCATCCAATCCTTTTCTTATTAAAGTTTGAGAGGTAGAGGTTAAATCAAGAATATCTTTGCTGGTTATCACGTTCGGAGTTTCATTAGCTAAAAGTTGTATATAATATCCTACCCAGAAATGGTCTGGGAACTGTTCATTAATCTTTTGTTCCATATATTCTTCTCTGCGTATAACTTTCTGTAATGTTTTTTTGCACCGTCCATAATATTTATATATTGAAACTTCAGGACTTTCACCCACAAAAGCAGAATAGGACTCAAAAAGAAAATTCTTTATTAAATTAATTTCTGTGTTATATGCCTTGTTGTAGCACATATTGAATAAACTATTAAAAGATAACCCATATTTATTTAAATAAGGAAGTAGAGCAGGGGATTTAAGATCTGCCACAAGTCGCCAAGGTGCATTTTTATCTATCTTAAAACCATATTTTTGAGCCGCTTCAACATAACAAGAGAAGCATTTATTCTTCATATAAAATAATGATTTAGACAAGTCATCACCATGATTTGCCTCGGACAATTCTATTATAAGTCCGCTCACCAAAGGAGAAACTTGAGTAGACAAAATATAATTGGTTAAAGTTATGGGCAACGTTGGTCCCATCTCACGAGTGAAAATTTCAAATTCAGTTATATAATCCCTAAACGAAATAATCTTTTGACTGCGATTGTCAGCGGCAAGCCAGTTATTTTTAAACACCAAGAAAACACTATTCATATAATCATTCCAATTTAACAGTGGATTTTCATATGCTTTTTTGGGTATTAGATTTTCAAATATACTTCCTCGCGCATCAAGCTGTTGGGTAAATATATAATGTTTTCTAAAGTCTTCAAACGCATCAGCCACAAAATTTAAAACAAAAAGATTATCATCTGGTGCAGAGTTCAATCTCTTTAGTGTTCTTTCAATTGGATAGATGGTTGCCCCATTGGGATCAAGTTTACCATAAAATGGTTTATTGTACCATATATCAATTGGAGCAATAGTAGAAGAATAGCCTCGAAAAAAATAAAGAGTTCTTTGATTAAATAACTCGCGAGAACCTAAGTCATTATTTCCTAAATATGTTGGCATCTTATCCCTCTATTGACCTTTGTGCTGGACTAGGAGAAGGAGAAGTTGTAGGTACTGATGATTTTGTTGTTTCAAAACCAAGCACAACATTATCTGGTAATGCATAAAACGATGTGGAATATCCTCTTGAATCAATTTGGTGTTTGACTCTATTTATTTGATAATAGCCACCAAGACCCACATTACCAGCCCACTCCATAGGATTTAATTGCCCTGCTAAAGTTTCAGGCAACTTGTCTGGAAGACCCAGTGAGCGAGGATTAATATAAACGTACATACCATTCAGCATTAATGGATTGCCAAACAAATTAACAGTACAAGAATATAAATCCGCCATTAATAAGTTTGCCCCTGAAGAATCAGCATTTCTAGCAAGATTTTCTGCCTTTAAAGAAGACGGAGTTTTTTCTCGATTAAAAGAAACCTTTTTAACAAGCCCCACATTACTACCAATATAAAGTGTGGGTATTCCATGTTCAGCATTGTAAACTACCTTTTCTGCAATTGTTTCTAAACGACTTTTAAGAAAATCGGGTGCTGCGACTGCTCCTTGAAGATGGATATATTCATTAACCTGTGAATTAGAGCCTTGGTCGGGTGCTTCCCATCTTGCTGCGGTGATCTCATCAAGAGTAATCCTTTTAGCGTGTCCTTTTTTCCAAATTTTATCTAGAACATCACTGGATGGTAACTTATATTTATATAAATTAGCATTTTCACTAAGCCCGCGATAACGTCCACCAAACACACAACTTGTAACAGAATTAGGTATTAAGTGAGTGCATATATCTGCTAAGAATTGTGTAAGTGGATAATCGGTACGTCCCTGCGCCCAGACTTGGGAATTCCAAAATGCTTGGAAAGCGGAAAATGAAACAGGGATGTCCGCCAAGCTCATAGTAAGAACATCGGATGTATTTTGTAGTTTCTGGCGTGGATCTTTGAGCCTAATCGTGCCTAATATTACTCGCACGTCTTTCCACATTTGTTTTTGAAATTTTGACTGTTTGCCCGATAAACTTGGAGGACACCCTTGTTTTATTTCTGGTCTGTCGTGTATGATCAAACAGGCGGCTTCTACCAAGTCTCCAAGAAAGAAGAAATTAAGTCGATGTCCCATCATAGACTTTGACTTATTGATTTTATCACTTTTATAGTGTTTACTCCACTCTTTCATTCCTTGGGTTATGCCTTTTTTATTTTGACTTACGTTTTCTAGTTTGTTAATAGCCTCGTCGATTGGCCTGGCTGCATGTTCCCCCGCAGGTGCAGTATGAGGTTGTACGCCACCTTGTTGGCTCTTGTCGGAAGTGATTTTTTCATTAATTAATTTATATACCCCTCTAAGGTTTTTTTGTTTTTCGACTTCCGCTACTTTTAATTGGTCAGTGGTTAGTGCTTTCTTACCCTTACCTTGATCAATTGTTTTAGCTGCGGCTTCTTGGAGTGTTATATATTGTTCAATTATTGCTTTATCCAAGTCCATGTAAAAAAGTCTGCTTTCTCTTGATTCGGGGTCGGCTTTAACTTTTGGGTTAGCATCTCCAAACTTTAAATTATCCACTATAGTAAGAAGTTGGGCATACGCATCTTTGGCTGTCATCGATTTAAGACCATACAACTTTTGTTGAATTCCATAATTAGATTTTTTTAAACCTTCATGATCCGCTTCTGAAACAAGCTCTGTTTTGTTATTTATTTTTTTTGAGATATTTCTGGACTCTCTTTCTAGGCGATCCGTTTCGCTTCGGATAGCCTGATCTCTAACAGACATGCCTGATGCTAGAAATAAATCATATTTGATTCCACTTGAGCTTTTTACGTCTAAATTGCCACTAAAATCAATTGTTAGTGTTACTGCTCCCGATTCATCCATATCTATCGCGTAATGATTACTTTGCACCAGCAATACCTGTTTTAATGCACGAACGATTTTTATATCAGATTGTGTAAAAATAGAATTGTTGGCATCATCTGGAACAGAATATCCCACCACAATTTTTAAAGGCCATTGGGGATTGGCATCAACGATTCTGGATTCCGTGCGGCTTAAATATGAATTTCGAGCTTGTTCCGTATGCAATAAACTAAAAAATCCCCATGATTTATCAAATATTTTTCCTCTCTCCATAAAGATTCCTTCTAAACTTTGAAAGTGGAGTTTCATTGTCCCATGAAAATCAGCATGTGCATTGACACCGAAAGATTGTGCTGTACCAGTTTCTTCTTCCCACTTTATGCTTTGAAAGGATACGTCTGTTCCTCTGCCCTCACTACTTTTTATTATAGAATCAACAGTTTGAACATTACTAATAGGCAATTGAGCTTCGCCAGTTTTGTCTCCTTGTTGAAACACTCGAAAGAGTTTAACTTGTGGAACCAACAATGATAAATGAGCAGCCGTAAAATCATTAAACTTAAGCGTTGCAGAGAACGGAGAAATCATCATTCGGTTTATGTCTGCGCCAGGTTCTCCCTCAAGTTGAATAAAGTGATCATAATTTGTTTTAACATCTTTCTTTTCTTTATTGGAATATTCTTGATTAGGGAAAAGATGAATAAAATCCATCAAAAAATCTTGATCAGAAAAATCAGGTCTTTTGCGTTTCGACTTGCCCATGTTTTATAATCCTGTTCGGTCTAGCCAATCATCTAAAGGAGTAGGGATTATTATAACATCTCCAATATTTAAATGTGATTCGGTGGGTGCGCGATTGAACCAAGCAATTACCCACCACATTGTGGAGTCATTATAATATCTATCCGCTAGTTTATAATAACGATCTCCCAGTGTCCACAAGTGTGAGATGCCTTCGATGCTTTCTAATTGATCAGAGTCCAAATGCGTCATAATGGGCGTAAAATATTGTCTTACAAAACGCACGTCCCTTTCTTTGAGTAAATCTGTATACAAAGAAGCTGCGTTTGTTCCTATTGGAGTTGTGCTATATCGTGAAGTCATTGTTTAATCTCTCAAGGGACGGCAGGACCACGCCCTGATCCGAATGTAGGTGCTGATGATCGAACAGGAGCTGGCTTACCATAAGCTGCTGCGCCCAATTTCTTGTATCGTGCCTTTGTCCAAGCGATAGAACCTTTTGGTGCCATTCGTTCCACCTTTGCTTCTTGCTGACTCTTAAGTTTTTCTGCCGGAATGTCCTTGGTTATATTACTCAAATCTTCTTCAACATAATCTGGGTTTGCGACATCTACTTGCTTTATATTGCGGGGAGGATCAGCAATCATATCTCCATAAGGAAAAGATGGAGATTGAGGCGTAAACCATGTAACAACCTGCGCCTTAGTTGTGGGGCTGGTTTTGTTAACTTCGAGGGTTCCTTGCGGACCCATAGATTCTTTCTTCCACCCAAGAGGGTGTTCATGAATAATAGTCAAAGAAGTATCAATCATAACTTCTTTGGGGTATATGACGTTGGTGCCTCCCTTTTCTCGTGTGGTAAAAACTCCAGGCTCCATTGTTGGACTAAAGGTAAACCCCCCACATGCACCCAACAAGCCTGAACGAGTTTGTGAGTTTTGAGCCCAATTCATAAACTTAATTTTAATTAAAGGCGCAGCCTTAATTGTTTGTGCTCCACCACTTGATTCAAATGTCGGATAAAGCATTTGGGCAAAAGTAGATATCTTGGTTAAATTATCTTTTGCTTCTTCGAGAGAACCTGCAACAACATTAAATCCAATTGACACTTGCCGAGTGGTTTGTTGAAACATTTGCACGTTATCCATGCGTCCATAACCAGTCTCACCTTTCCAATTTGACTTATATGCGTCTGTATATTTGGTCAAAAATGCTTTGAAATATACTATTTTACCTGATGGCACATGTTCAAAACTAATAAATTGTCCTAAACTATTTTGTAAAGCCTCAGTTTGATCAACATAAGCTCCGTGAAAAAATGGCATTTGTGTTCTCCTCCTTTAGTATATATCACCCTTAGCGGGTTTGTATTTCACTATTTAATGCGTTTATTAATGGTAGCGTACTGGCGAGTTTTTCTCCATCCACGTATAAATTAATTGGTGCAGATCCTCCGCCGCCCCCACCAAATGCGCCCATTTGAGAAGCAGCTATAACCATCGCATTACCATTTGGAGCATATATAAGTCCTTCTTCAAGCGAGTTGTACCTTTCTAATTTGCCTGGTTTAACATGTCCGCCTGTTTCATTTGTCGGTAAGCTCTTAAGAACGGCAGACACATTACTTAACCCCCAGGTAGACTTCTCGGTCCAATCTTCAGTCGTTGCTCGTTCCCGTAGCAATTCTCCAAGAGCTGAACCTTGTAGAGAAGATACGCTTGCGTCATCTCGCATAAGTTTTAAATATTCGTTAATCATTGTAGTGGCACCGCCACCTAGACCAAGTTCGCCCAGTGACCCGGACATCGATACGCGGGTGGCAAGACTTTGATCAGCATCAGACAAAACCCAATCTGGCCAGATTCCCTGTTGCTGCTCTGCAAGATCTCTTAACATGGGACCAAATTTATTTAATAACATTCCTTCAAGGGCATCCATCGACTCACCAATAAAAGTTTTTACATGCTTTCCAATATTTCCAATTACGGTGCCAAAGGTTAATTGAGTCCCCTCGGCATGGTCCGTTAAACTTCCAAAGAATGTACTTATCTCCCCATATCCCTTTTGTAGTTCTTTGATAAAATTCACGATTGTATCTTTCCAATCGTCGGGCTGCATCTTCTTAAAAATTCCTGTAAGATGGGTCTGAACAAACTTATGGAGATCCTTGAGTGCGCCTCCAATTTTGGGGAATCGTTGTTCTATGCTCGTTAGCCATCCTCCAACAGTTTCGTTAAGTGAATAAAAGCTTTTTCTTAAATTATCTACTGTAGCTGTGAGACTTCCACCCCAATTTGCTATAAGCCAAGTTGTGATTGCGATTAATCCAGAAGTAGGGTTGGTGAACATTTGTATCAAAGGACTCAAAACTTTCTGAAAACCAGTCACTGCCACCGAGGTAGCTGTCATTTTAAGAAAAAATAATCCAAAAGATTTTATTTGTTTTTTGATCATCGGATCCATTTTGTCCCACATTTTTAAAACATTCTTGATTCCGCTAGCAAAAGAATTAAAGATTGAAGTAACCCCTTTCATTCCATCACCAGACATTACAAATTTGGCGATTCGCTTCATCACCTGCAAGAATTCTTTACCCATTATTAGGGATATTCTTTCAAACCAAGCTGTCCAAACTTCTCCGAGTTTGACACCTTTTCCAATTGCTTTATTAAGATTGATTTGAGCAAGTTCTGCGGGAGTTAGTTTTTTCTTGAATTTATCAATCACGCTTTGGGGTGCTCCCATTGATTTATAAAAATCAGCAAGATTGCCGAACCCCATTGTCCTAGCAATATCTTTTACTCTCCATCGACCAAGTTGATCAACGGATTTGCCAGTCAATGCTATACCATTTTTCAATATCTGAATCCTTTCTTCTTCGTCTGCTTTTAACATCTGCACAGTATTCAAATAAGGACCACCCAATAAGGTATTGAGTTGCCCCACCTTGCCAGCTGCGGTTTCAAAATCATCAAAACCTTCAGCAACACCCAATAATGTGCCCATTTCTACGCCAGTTGCTTTGGACTGTGCAGCAAGGCGAAGAAAGACATCGGTGGAAGCTTTGCCCCAATGCATAAGTTTTGGTATAGTTGCAGCCAAGTCTTTTGCCATTTTTGCGGGTGCGATTCCGAGAGATAACGCAGCTTTGTGTATTTTATTTTGCGTCTTCTCCATTTGTTTGACGCTCAGTCCCCAACCTTTTGTCATATTTTCGGCGGCTTTACCAAAATCTTCTACTGATACCCCCAATCTAGTAAATCCTTGTGCCTGCTTTGTGACGGACTTCATTACATCAGCACTTAATTCAGAAAAATCTGCGTAATTGTTATGAAGGGAAGCAACCTGTGTTCCCGCTTCTGCCATCGAAATACCAAGACCTGAACCGCCGATGGCAGCACTTAGGCTTTCGGCTTGACCAGTAGCACGTTGTAGGTCAGCGCCCAGTTCATCAATTTTAGTGGCAGACTCTGCTAGGGAATCAAACCAACCTTTAGCACCAAGAGACTGCCCGAGACTTTTGGTTTTAGTTTCAAAGTTTGAAAAAGACTGTGTGAGTTCTTGTATTTTCTTATCAAGTTTTGATAATCCTGCTGTGGTGGCATCGACCCCCGCGATAGCGACACCTGTAGCTACACCAGTGCCTGGTGCAACACCTTCAGCAGCTAATGCTGCAATCGCCTTTAGAATAGACTGTAATCCTGCTGACCCTGCCATTTTTTATTGCTCTCTCTACCTAAGTGGCCACTCAAGCCCCATCAAGTTTTCAAAATCCTCGACTCTTTGATCCAAAGCAGCTTTTTCTTTTTTGGTTCGTGGATGATCAGGACCATGTTCTTGATATTTTTCTAAAAATCGTTTTTCTTGCAATAAAGTTTTGACAAGAGTATCAACTTGCTTCTTTTTTCCTTTAATGGAAACCGGTTTAATGGAAAGCCCCATCATTCCTTTTACAATATTTTTTATATTATCGGAAAATCGAAGGTGTTGATCCGGTGTTTTAATCTCATTTAACATATAGAAAGCTCCTTATATTAAATAGTCCTGGCAGAAAATAAAAAGCCCCCATAAAGGAGGCTCCAATAACACTAACGGGCTTTATATGGAAGAGAAGAGTTCTTCTTTGTTGATTTTTCTAATTCGTCTTTCTCTCTTTTAAACTCTTTACCAATGCGTTCAACCCACCAATCCCTTAATTGAATTGGCAAGCTATAGGCTTCAATAAAACTCCAACCGCCGAAGTGTTTTAGATAAAAGAGGTGTTCATATACATATTTATTATATGAATCATTTAGGCCAAAAAAAGTTGGCCGAAAACGGGATGTTGACGTTGTTATCAGCTTGACACTGCTGACATTCAAACGCACAAGTCATATCTACATCGGGTCTAGCGCGTTCGTATTCTTTACGAAGGTGCATAGCATCCATTGCAGGCATTACATCCACAAATTCTTCGACCTTACTCCTTTCCGTTACACCATTTAAGGAAACAAGAATCATCTTATATTGATCCGTCATTGTTGTATCGTTTAGTTTTAATTTTTTTCTTTTATCGGCTTGATTGACCAAAACCGTTTCGTCTTTTCCAGTTAACAGACAACATTCTGCCTCGATTTCAGTTTTAGGTAACTTAATAAAAAAAGTTCCATATTCTGAAAATCTAACATCTTCTGGTATTTCTTTGGTTTGGATTTCACCCAAATCAAATTGGTGTTCACTTGTAGTACCGCAATTTTCACAAGTTATTTGAGCATCATAGCTTTCGCCAAACCCACTAATTCTTGCTGCGACCACCAAAGCATTCTTATCTCCAGTGAACATTTCATTCGCTTTAATTTTTTTATCAACCAGAATGCTTTCGACCATTCTATCGATAGCAATACCTTTTTTCAAAAGTGATTTTGATGTTAAAATATCTGTTTCTTTTGCGCTCATATAGCGCATTTCTACCTCTTCCACATTATAAAGTGGATGATCCGGAGGATAAAACTTCCCTTTTGTTGGAAGCTCCACAAACTCCGTGGGTATTACAAAATTTAAAAGTGAATTTGAACTCTCTACAGGTGGTGTCTCACCTTCATTTTGAACCCCAACACGGGATTCATTATTCCTTGGCATATATACCTCTTATTTTTCCTTTTTTGGTGATAATTATGGTCCTGTAAAGCCAGTTGGATAATTCCTAGCGGGACTCTTTGTGTGCAAACCAGCATTATCATATTTGAGAGTAACTGAAACATTTAACATACCTTCATCTTCATAAGATAACTCGCCAAACGAAGCAGCTTGAATCCAGGCATTTTGCAACCACCACGCTTCTACTACATCACCCTCTGCATTAACAGTTTGAATCTGAACCGTGCTCAAAGCACTAACAGCAGATTTTTTAGAAATTGTTGAATATGAATCTGGTGATGGAAGGCTATAACCACAAGCATCCAGCAATCCCATTAATTTTGCTGAACCATTATCAGTATCTCCAACGGTATCAACAATAACAAAATTAACATCTTCCCATGCCACCTTGCCAGGATAA